GGACAAGTCCGATGTTCCCGCTGTAAATCCTGTTTAAGATTGACGTATAATCCGGAAGAAGGGACAGAGGGATATCGCCGCTATAGACAAATTCAAGTCCTAATAATTCATAGATGGAATTGGGGAGAATTACGAGGCTGATGTCCCCGTCATAGTTTTTTTCAAGAACCGCTTTGGGAAAATCGGGCAGTACCATCAGTGGGATATCGCCTGAGTAAATCCTGTCCAAAATTGACGAATAGCCAGGCAGGGCTGTCATGGGAATATTCCCTGCATAAACCATATTAAGAATCCCTTTGGGAGCATCGGGAATCAGGCTTAACGGAACACCTCCAGCATAAACGAACTCGCCTCCTACAAAAACTTCCAACAAATCTACTATATAACTTCGTGGCGTTACTTCAGTATAATTTACATCTGGGGTTAAAGTATCATCTACGCCATCTGCATCGTACCACATCGAAAATCCAGTATCCTGATTCCATCTACTATGTTCACGATTTACCATGTAAAAATGAATTGCGTATCTTTTTGTTTTATTAAAATCAAATGCTATTTCATCACTAACCTTTGAGGTGTCAGCAGGTATGGTTATGCCATCGCCACCACCTGCATCTACCCAGGTAATCCTTGTTGGAGTTGCATCAAAATCATCACCCGATGTTGATTCCCCTATAGAACACCCATCTAGCGTAAAAGCTCCCGCTACTGCTGGAACTGTTATTCTAATTTTTGTCCCACTATAACTAGAAGTATTAGCATCTATAATTTGCCGATAGTTTCGCTTTCCTGCCCCAAGAGTTGTAGTAAGAACTGGATTCCAAGCTGTTTGCCATCCCATTTTATTTCCCTTTACTTAACCAAGTCATAAATAAGACTCCTCTCTTTATATTTCAAAATTAAGAAATAGTTACTTGTGGTGTTACCTTCACGCTCCATCCGTCATTGACCGTATACGGGCCGTCTGTGAAATTCTCGACCGAAACAAGCTTTCCAGCAGTCCCGGAAGCGACATCGGTTAAGAAATAGCCGTAGACATCGCCCCAGTCTCCACCACTCGCTTCGAATGTCTTTTGAATCTGTTTGAATACGCCCTTCGTCGCCTGCTCGGTCCAATCGGTATTTGTCAGGGCGATTCTCGCATACCCGCTGGCGACTGGGACCTCTGTTATCGTGGCCAGCGTAGCGTCTTCTGCTGGCTCTGCGACGTCCTTATATAGCCCCACCCAAAGGTTTATCACGGCGTCTTTTCTCAGATAGATGTTGCCTACTTGAGTCTCGCCTTCATTACACCACTTCGCCATTCCAAAGATGAATATCGTGAGAAAAAGAATTATTAATATATCCATGGTCTTACCTCCTTACTCTATATCCAACCGCACACTCGCATTGCGGATGAGCTGTAGGGTGCTCATCTCCGCTCGGGAATGCGGCATCCAAAGCGATAGGCCCTGCGGCCTCGTTCTCCTGGCAGGTCTCGCAGGGGTTCGCCCCTCCTGCCATCCAGGACTTCTCCGGGACTCCCGGCAGCCAATCCTGGTCTACGGCCTGCCTTAATGAGTCCAGCTGGCCGAAGTTATAGGCGTTTGAAATCTCTGTCCGGGCAATCCTTGAGGCCCTATTTTTGTGCAGGAACTTCGTGTAATTGGCCACCTGGCTGTTGATCACATTCGCGGGAATGCCTTCTTCTATGAGCGTTCCCATGAATCTGGCCACAGCCAGCGCCTCGCGTTCCGTAAGCCCGACTATCGGACGGATCCTCTGTGCCAGAATGTAGGGACTTGTCACGCCCAGTGCAATCTGGTCCTGCAGGAGCGCGTGGACCGAGCCTACCTGTGCGGCCGTGAGGTTCACTATTAGCTTGCCGCCCTCGCTGTCCACCCAGGCCTTTACTGATGTCATGGTCGAGTCGAAGTCGAATTGTTTGCGCTGGAGCAGGTTGACCTTCTTTGCGATACGGTCGCCGGCGACTGCTATGCCCTTGACCCATTCCGGGATTATGTCGTCCCTCACGAATTCCCTGATCATCCTGTCCCACGGATCCTCCCATTCCGTCGGCACTCTGCCCGAATCGAGTGCGAGTTTCGTGGTGTCGACAGTTACGATCCTGCTCTGCTTCTCCCAAAGGACCTTTGCCGGTCCTGATATGGTTCGCTCCTCTTTATTCAAATATCGGCGAAGCTCGAAGATACCTCGGGCATCCGTGATCACGATATCTCGAGCCCTAGTTTCTATCGCCATGCTCATGCTTATTCCTCTTCTATATTCCCGCTTATGTCGGCCAGCGGGATGAAATTCGCGGGCACTAAAATCACATCACCCGCTTTCCCTATCTCGTCATCGCCGGTGGCCCTTCTTCTTTCGTTCACGGTCCTCCACCATGCCTTCCCCTGTCTTTCATAGATCGCATTCAGCTCTTCCCTGATCGCCTCGATAGCGTCCTTGTCTATTTCCAAATAGAGCCGTTCGGTCTCCCATGCCGGAGTCAACCAATTATTGAGCTCGTCTCTGAGCATGCCGCCGTGGACTAGGACCGTCTCCAAATAGAGCGCTTTTCTCGCCTCCTTATAATTTGCGTATGTCTTACTTTCTTCATCGGCAACCAACTGTGAAGGAACGTTATATAATCGATAGATGCGCCGGTCATTCATCTTGTCCGAATTCAGCCAATCGGCTTCTTTCGGGGTTATGGCGAAGTTCTCCCACTTCAATCCTCCCTCCAGGAGGAGGGGTTCGGCCACATTTTCGTAGCCTTGGAGTTTTGTTTTGATTTCCTTTCTCAGCCTCTGATACTGCTCGTCATCCAGCACCTGTTCCGTGCTCATGGCACCGGGTGGCCGCATCTCGTTTTGCAGAAGTTTGTAATTCCAGGTCATTGACATATTCGATATGTCGATCGCCTTGGCAGCTACTTCGAGCGGACTCAACCCGTACCAGTCGTCAAGGGGATGGAATGTCTTTAGATGGAGGATCTGTTTTTCATTGAACAGGACTGGCTCCGCTCCGATTTTATATTTATAGCCGGCCACCAAGTTCGCCTGTTTTCCGGGGATGACCGTCATCCGGTCCGGTCGCAGACAATAGAGTTCCCTCGGAGGCCCGACTTTGGGCCCGACTCGTTCGGGATAACTGTTTCCTGAAATGAGAAAATAAGACATGACTTTTTCGAAGTAGGCGGCTTGGCCCTCCATAGGATTCGGCTTGTGCAGAAGATCTATCAGCGGATGATCTTCGACCTTCTCGATTTTCGATTTTTGGCCCAGTGACTGCATGGGCTTTTTGTATAGGATCCACGGCAGCCTGGCCACGGATCTTGCGATCAGGCTAACACAGGCATAGACCGTGATACAGTTTATGAATCCAGCCTCGGTGAGTTTCGCATAGTCCTTTCTGGTCCAGGCCGGGTTGTTGCCGAAAAGCATGAGGATGGATCGATAGGTTGCGCTCTGCTTTTTCGAGAAGGATCTGCTGATCATCTTGAATACGTTCGGGATTCTGATTGAAGTATTCTCCATCCTACAGCCTCCTTATCCTCGGCTCCGTTGCCGGCCTGATATCGGCCAGGGCGTAGATTATCGCTTCGGCCAGGTCTGGCGATCTTCCGAGCTTCTCCCTGATCTCCTCCTTCGGTATGATCACGATCTGGCCGGCTGAGTTGGTTTTATGTTTGAGAGCCATCAGCTGCGACGAGACCTCGCGGTCGTTCGGCAAATCCAGATCCTGCAGGAGCTCCCGGAGGCCCCAATGGATCTCCGCTCGGAGGTTCTTAAAATGGACTTGATCCTTCGGTTTTCCCGAGCCGTGAACCTCGACTATCTTTATCCGGAGTTTGTATTCCTCCTTCTCGAGCTCTTTTCTTCTTTCCTCCGAGATCATCTTTAAGATCATGGCCGTGTAGAGCTTTTCCTTCTCCCTGCGCTGCTCTTTCAGCCTGTCGACCACTCCCCCTCCGACCCCATCGGCATCGACCTTGATCGAGATTTTGTCCAGCAGGTCCTTCCATTTTGGGATGATCTTATCTTGGCAGCAACACCAGATCTCGCCGGTAGTCCTCATTGTGTCATGTCCCTGGGCCTTGCTGTGGACCCGGATTCTGAGACCCTCTCTCAATACGACTATACTTTGGTCGTTCCCGCTTCTGGCCACATCACAGCCTATGTCAACTGGCAGGGTTCCCTTCAAATTCCTCCTCATAGCCTTCTGGACGTCCTCGTAGGCGTATACGTTGTCAACATCCCCCACGGCCTCCCAGTTGCCTTCCAGGAGCGCCTTCTGCTGCTTTGGGGTCAGAATCTTTCTCATTCTGGCAATGTAGTCCCCCGGGAGATTCGCAGCATTATCCATCGGTAGCGACGGGATGAAGATATGGTCTTCCAGATTCCTTTCTATGAACCGCTCCCTTATCCAGCCGATGTTCGGGTTACAGGAAAGCAGAAAAAAGTACAAAATCCCCGGCAGCTTTAACCGGAGTCGTGTAGCCAACATCTCAAATTCCAGCTCGGTGAACTGCTCGGCTTGGTCGATCGCGATCCAGCCGTATTCGCCTGACATCCACTTTTCCCAATCATCAGGTCTATCGCCGAGGCCCCCATACCGGGTCTTAGAGCCATTCTTATATGTGATATGTTTGCTGCTGTGGTTCCAGTCGGCAATCAGTCGTGTGTCGATGAATTTCTCGACTTGGGGGAGAACCGAATCCTGAAAAGACGGCCAAGTCTTTCTTATTAATAGGCCGAAATTGCCCGGGTAGTCGAGGTTTAGCTGCTGGCCCTCGTTGATTAGAGCGGCTGTTTTCCCCCCGCCCATAGCACCGCCGAAGAGTTTATATTCTTCTAGCGCTGAATGGAACTCCATCTGTTTAAGATTCGTGCGCGGGTCGTAACGCTTGCTCAGATCCACAGTCTGATATTCGATCGCGCTATCCATTCTTCTTCCCTTTCTTCGGCCTCGGGACGGCCGTCACCACTTTTATGTTCACATTCCCGGACACATCCAGATCATGCCTATCTTTCCATTCATCAGGTTGTCTATTCTTAAGGTAAAATATCTGAGCCGTTACATTTGGAGGAATGATTTTCGTGACTGTTTTTACCGGAATCATCTTGATCTTTTCTCCAACGGCCACAGCTTTGAATTCCTTTTCTTTGTATCGATGCCCCATAATTGCAGATTTATACAGTGCGTTTTCAACCTTCTTATCAGGAATGGCCATCGCCTTTTTTATAGCGTCCGAAAAGTCCGATTTATTCTCCACCCATTCATAGAAAGTGCTCTTGGCAATCCCCACAGCCTGACAAGTCGTGGTGACAGTATTTCCTTTTTTCAGGTGTTTACAGATCTTCTCAGTCAGTTCTTCTGAATATTTCATTTCCTCATTCCACCAGATAATAAAAAGCGAATGCGACTATCAGACAGGCTGTGACCGGATTCCGGATGTTCTGCCAAGCGATTTTCAGAATTACCTTGAACAGATAAAATTTTGTGGCCCTGATTTTGAAATAGACCCGTTCACGCTCCACATAGTCAAACTTTACGGTCAATCCTTTGGGTGCTCTCATTTATCCGAACAGCCTCATGAAAAACAGGATTATGTGCGTCAACGATATCTGGTCTCCAAAAAATACCATCACGGCAATGGCGAACATGACCCAGTATATTTTTCCCATCCTCCTCTCTATGCTGGGTAAGTGATTCTCCGCCATTATCTTGGTTATGGTCAGGAGGCAGTTCCTCTGCTCTTTTGCAGTTTGTGCCTTCTCTGCCTGATCAAATATCGATCTGTACCTATCGTTTTTCATTGAATTCCTTTCTCTTCTTTTGATGACAATTAATACAAAGAGTCACTCCATTATCCACGTCATA